AACCAGCTCCCCGCGAAGTAGGGTCCGGCGGTGGCCCTCCCCTGGCCGCCTGTTGCTGCGCCATCATGGCGGCGGCCATCCGGGCTCGAGCGTCGGCCATCTCCTCCGCGCTGGCCTCATTGCCTTCTGCCATCACCGGCGTGCCGGGCGGCGGCTGCAGTGAGGATCGCTGCCCGCCGGCGGGGCTTACAGGAGCAAAACTGTCAAACCTGCCGCCGGGGCCAAACAACGGCGCCGGCGCCTCGGTCGGCTGCGCCAGCGGCGGCTGCGCTCGATTAGGGAATGCGCTGTCGAACCGGCCGCCAGGCCCGAACGGCGGCGCTGGCGCTGTCTCAGCCGGCGGCAGCGCCATCTGCTGCGGGGCCTGCGGCGGCGGGGCCGGCGGCGGCATAATCGATCGGCCGGCCCCAGGCTGCGCGCCGCCGGGTCGGTAGGGCGTCGGCGGCATCCGGGTCGGCGCGCCAGCCTCGTAGCTCTGTTGCTGGTCGGGCGGCACCGCCTGCGGCGGCACCACCGGCCGATCCGGTACCGGCGCCTGCTCCACCACCGCGGGCTGATCGATCGTGCTGGCCTGCTGCGCCAACGGCGGCGGTGGCGGTTGCGCGGCGGCAACGGGAGCCGCCGCAGCAGAGGCGGCTCCCGGCCCGGCACCCGGAGGGCCATTATAGACCCCCGCGGATGACAGCCCTTCGGCGTCCATTCGCGCCAGCTCGCTCGCAATCCGACGATCGCCGATCGCCTCGCCGATCGCCGACAGCCCCTCCCCGAAGGTCTTGGGGTGGGCGCGTTTTTGCATCATCTGCGCCAGGGCGATTTTCTGCCGCATGGTCGCGCTCGCGGGGGCCTGGGGGCCATTCGCGAAGAAGAACGACTGCAGTATTGCATCGACCGGGTTGATGCCTCTGTCCTCTGGTGTCGTCATTACGCCGCCCTCAATATGTTGCCCATCACCCGGCTCGTATCGATGTGCTTGACACCGTCGATCTCGGCGACGGCGCCACGGTCAAGTTTCTCGACGTCCTGCGCCATCGGGCCGGTGCGCCGGCCCGGCTCGCCCTGGCCTTTCCTGTATTCCCACTCGTAGATCGGTAGCTTCTCGCGCTCGGCATCCTCATTATAGGCAAACACGGTGCCGACCTTCTCGATGTTCTTCTTGGCGCGCTTGTCGGACTTGATCACGCCGGCGCCCATGCCGAGCAGCCCGCCCATCGTGCTATTCCACGCGCTTTGCTGGGCGTTGTAGATGCCCATCTGGTTCTGGAAGTTCTGGTTAGTGATCCCTGCAAAATCGGTCGTTGGGATCTGCGAGGACGGCGAATTTAACCAATTAGGCTGCTGCACCTGCGACCCGGATTGCAGCGCCGAGATCTCGTTCAACGGCTGATTACGCTGCTGATACTGCTCCTGCATCGACTGGTTGCGCGCCGCATTGGAGGCGTTGAAGCCGGCCTGTTGCTGCGCCAGTTGCTGCGCCAGGCCGGCATTCTCAAAGGTGGCCTGCGCCGAGTTCTGGCCGAACTGCTGCCCCTGCGCCTGGTTGGCGAACGAACCGGCGCCGAGCGCCTGCGCATAATTCTGCGACTGCGCCGCGTTGGCGAACTCGCCGCGGCCCTGCGCCTGCGCGTAGGCCTGCTGCTGCGCGGAGTTCTGGAAGCCGGCCTCCTTGGCGGCCATGTCCATCATGCGCTGCTGCTCGGAGCCGGCCTGCCCGATCGCCGCGAACCGGGCGTCGTTCGACTGCCGGTTATAGTCGTCCATCGCGCTGGCGTAGGCCTGGCTGCCGTAGCGAATGCCCTGGTCGGCCAGGCGCTGCTCGATCGCGCTGCGGTCCTTCGCCAGCTGCGGGTTCATGCGCTGCATCAGACTGTCTTCGACGCGCTGCCGATCGGCGCTGAAATTGTCCTCGGGGCCGTAGCCGCGCGTAATGTCGCCGGCGTCACCGAACGTGCTCTGCTGTTGACCGTAGTCGCCGAGCGAGGTCTGGATCTGGCCGCCGGCGTCGAACGAGGTACGGGCCGGCGCCACGCCCATGATGCCGGAGGCGCTGCCGGCGGCCGGCGCATTGGCGCTGGGGTCGAACGGCGTGCCCAATAGCGTGCTGACGCGGCCGGTCTGCGCCAGCGCCATGTCGGCGAGGCCCTGCTTGGTCTGGTTGGTGGTGTTCTGCAGCGCCTGCCCGGCCGCCGACAGCGTCTGCGTCGAGGTGAAGCGCGGAATATTGTAGGACTGCCCGGTGGACGGGTCGGTCCAGGCATGCGTGCCGGTCACGTCATAGCTCAGTGAGCCGTCCGGCGTGTTCTGGTTGACGTTGTTCAGAAACGAGTTGGCCACCGCCGTCGAGACGTTGGTGCCGGTCTGCGCCGCGGCAGTTGCAATCGGGTTGGGCGGCTGCGGGGGATCTGGTTTGCTCATTGCGGCATACCTTGCGGTGGCATCTGCTGCGGCATCTGGGGTTGTTGCGGCTGCTGCATCAGGCCGCCGAGGGCGCCCGCCATCATCGGCGGCGGTTGCTGTTGCGGCATCTGTCCGCCGGGCGGCATGCCCTGCGGCGGCATCTGCTGCGGCTGCGGCGCCGGCGGCGTCGGCGGCACCGGCGGCTGCATGCCCTGCATCGGCTGCTGCATCTGCTGCTGCGGTGGCGGTGCGGCGATGTTCATCAACGCCTGCGTGATCTGATCGCGTTGACCGCTCTGCGAGGGGTCGAGATAGGGTGTCGGCATTATGCGGCCTCAGTCAGCTGGGGTTCAGTTTTCGCCTTCTCGGCACGCCGCCAATTGGCATTGTAGCGACTGGCTTCCCACTCCTCCACCGTGAAGGTGGCAACCACGCCGTCGCGATCGCGACCGCCGAGCCGTTTGATGTAGTGGAGCGTCATGCCGAGGGCGGCATTGATGCGCAGGGTTTTCTCGTTGTCGGCCGAGGTGGTCTGGATCACCATCTGGCAGCCGAGCTGATAGAACGGGTAGTCGTAGATCACCTGCAGCGTGCGCCTGGTCAGCCAGTTGGTGCCGGGCACCGCGGCGCCGGAGAGTTCGATGGTGCCGACCTCGGGGCACCAATTGCGATATACCAGCCCGGCGACCAGGTAGCCGTCCTCGTCCAGCACGCCGATCGTCGAGCAGGCGCCGAAGCCGCGCTCCCGACACTCGGGGATCAGCGACGCCACGAACGGGGCGACGTGAACGGTCTGGTCGAAGACGTAACTCAGCACAGACTAGCCTCCTGACGGCGTGTTCTGGTCGAAGGGGCTGGAGGGGTTGTAGGGGCCGTAGTTGGGGATCTCGTCGTAGTTAAAGCCGCTATACTGATAATCGGGTAAGGGCCGACCCGACACGCCGTTTCGCGCCACTTCGGCACCGGGGTAGAAGCCTCCAAACGGGTCTTGGTAGATGCCGCCTGCGGCGAGATTGCCAGAGCCGCCGGGGCGTGAATAAGAGAACGGATCACGCCAGTAGGCCTCCGCTTGGGAGCCGCCAAACACCGCACTCGGCATCTGACCTGAACCAGAATACGGGTTCTGAGCCATCCACGCCGCCGCGACGCGATCGCGCGAACTCTGGTTCGCGGCGTTGGCGCTGCCGAAGGTGTTGTCGAAGTAGCCGGGACCATAGGGCTGACCGCCAAGCCCCGACGCTTTCTGCTGCTGTTGCGCCCACAGGTTAGCCGCTTCCTGCCCGACAATGCCGGCAAACTGCATAAAATCCTTTTTCCCGATGCCGCCGTAGGGGTCGCCGCCGCCGCTCGGCGGTGTATAAGGCGCACTGCCGCCGGTGCCCCACGCACCGCCGGTGATCATGGTCGGCAGTTGGTACTGCGGGGTGTACGCCGTGCTACCCCAGCGGTCGGCGAAGGATGACTGCGGAGGAACATTGCTCCAGCGATCGTCAAACGATGGCGACGGCGGCGGGGTGTAGGTTCCAGCCCCCATGTCGTCCCACAGATCCTGCCCGCCATCGCCGACGCCAAGATACTTGCCGCCCTTACTGCCGCCAGCATCGATGTAATTGTAGCCGGCATTGGCGGCCGCTACCGCAGCGGGACTGGACGCCGGCACCTGCCGGCCATAGGCGGCGCCCAGCGCCGAATAGTCCGCCGTCTGCTTGCCAAAGCCACCGCCCGACGACCACGGGTCGTAGGCGTTGCCCGCCGCGATGGCGGCATAATTGTTGGCCTGACTATTGGCCATACTGTTGTTGTATTGATTGATCTGGTTTTGTTGCAAAGCGTTGTTGTAGCCGATCGACATCGGCCCGCCGCCTGTCACATCCATGAATGACATCGTGCTCTCCTAGACGTTGATACCGGCGCGTTCGAAGGTCGCGGAAATGGCGATCAGCTCGACCACCGGCCGAACCTGTTGCGCCACAGTGATTTGCAGCACCGGCGCGTGCGTGAAACCGGTTTGTCCGACTGACACCCAGCCGGTGTTGCGCACCGCGGGTCGCGCCAGCGCCGGCGCGTCCCACAGTGCGGTGTCCCACAGCCCCTGATCCCAGACATCCTCGCCGCCAGGGTCGATGCCGGCCGGCGGCGGTGTCGGCAGATTGGTCAGTGAATAGTCGGTTGCCGCCGCTATCTGCGGAATAAACGGCTCGTTATTGCGCGCGGTGAACGAGGCCCGCGCCTGTTTCCAGGTGATGGTCTGCGAAGGCGACGAAAACATTTCCCAGCCGCCGACCATGGTGGCGACGTAGGGGACGCCGTCGTCGTAGCCGGTGTTATCGGCCTGCATGATGATGCCGCCCTGGGTACCGAAAAACATATCGCCGCGCATCTGCACGAAGCAGGTGGCGTCGTAACCAACAAAACGACACCAGGCCCCGGTCGCGGAGTTGACGACGGCGCAGTAGCGCGCGCCCGGCGCGCCGCCGGGCCAGGTCACGAAGATGCCGCCATACTCATCCCATTTGTGCATAGTCCAGGACCAGGCGCGCTTGGAATTGACCTCGTCCCGCCACATCGGTTTGATGTTGCGGGTGACGGCGGCCATCTCAAGTTCGGCGCGGTCCTTGGTGATGGCGCCGCTGGTTGGCAGGATGCCGTCGACCGTCGCAATCAACAGATCGCCGCCAACCGCGATATGGGCGTTCATGCCCATCGGCGGCGACATCTCGTAACGACCCTCTTGGCGCCAGGAAGTTGAGCTGGAAGGGTCGCCGCCAGTGAAGACGATCAGCTCGCCAAGATCAGTGCAGAACACCAGCTTGTCATCGATGCCGTCGCCGGCGTCGATCGACCACGTCGCGCAGAACAACAGATTGCCGCCCTTGGTCGCGGCGCCCGCCAGCGGGATCAGCGCCAGCGCGCCCTGGAAGGCGTTGAGCCCGAGATAGTAGGCATTCATCGAGCCGCCCTCGATGAAGAAGAAGCGGTTGCGGTACTTGCAGACGTAAGTGAGGTTCAGGCCGGCAACGACGGTGGAGCCGATCGGGCCAGTGATCTGCCCCGAATTGAAGGTTGTCCAGGTCGAGCCGTCATAATGCAGGATGGCGTCGCCGGCGTCATTGGCCACCAGCATGTGATCGTCGCTGGCGTTCGCCATCTGCGAGGCGACATAGTTGCCGGAGTTCTGCCCGCTCTTGACCAGGGTCGGCGTCGAGGCCGTGACATCGTATAGTTTAGTGGCGTTGCCGGCGAAGATGCGTTGGTTGTTACCGCTGGCGAAACGAAACGTCGATATCACCGGCGTCGTTTCCGGTAACACGCACCACCGATCGCAGCCGCCGCGCAGCTTGAGGCCACGCAGGGTCGGCGCCCAATTATCGAGGATCACCGCGCCGCCAGGCTGCATGAAGGCCTCGCTCTCACTGAGGGTGAGGCCGCGCGTCGGCGCCGGTATCGTAATGGTCTCCAGCTTCGCTGCGACCTGTGCAGGTACCGGCGCGCGACGAAAGGCCTGGTGCTGGCTCATGGTGTCATGCCCGGCACGTAGACGGTTTGCGACGGGTAGGCGGATCTACCAAAATTCGAGCCGCGGCCGATCATGATTGGCGCCGGGCCGTCTTGACCTATCTCGTAGGCCAGCGCATCGGCGTAGGTGCCGACATCCTCGGCGTAGGGCGAGCCTTTGTAGGCGCGCCACTGCCATATCATGGCTAGCTTTAGCGTGCGCTCGTCGAGCCGGTAGGTGTCGAGGTCGTTCTGGAAGACGTCGCCGTAGCCGCCTGGCGCCAGTGCCACGCAGTTCTTGTCAAGGTAGGCGTAATAGGCTGACTGCCCGAGAGGCAGCGTCGGGTAGATGTGCATCCGGCCGCCGTACATAGTCCACTCGCCCCAGGCATTGGCGGCGCTGGCATTGCCGGCCCGGCGGTTAAGCCACTCATCGGTGTCGGGGATGAACGTCATCGGCGACTGCGTCGAGGTCGAACGCCAGACGTTCGACGTCAGCAGCATGCGTTTGTAATCGGACGGCATCGGAAACGCGGTGATGACGCCGTCACCGTTATGCGTCACCGTAGCTTTCAGCATCGACCAATCACGAGTATTGTAGGCGATGCGCTGCGCCATCTCATTGGCCAGCGACAACATCTCCTGCATGGTGCGGTTGCCGGTGATGCTGGCAAATATCGAGGTCGGCGCGGTAACGCCGACCACCGAACATACGTCCTTCACCACCGACAATATTGTCATGTCAAGCTACCTTGTCAGGCCGCGCTTCCATCGCCATGCGGATCAGTGTCTTGCGGTTCAGCGAGCCGTGCGGCGCGTGCCCGGTGTTGACAGTGATGAACTCGCGCAGCTGCTCCAACTCCATATCCTCAAACTCGCCCTTGATCTTGGCCTCCGTAGCTTGCGCGGCGGCGGCGTCTTCTTCCAGGACGGCGTTACGGGCGCGCAGGGTCTCCAGTTCTTTCTGCAGCTGCATATTCGGCGCGATGGTGGCCTTGGCCTCGGCCATGTATGCCATTGCCTCGTTCTTCAGCTCGCGGCCGCCGGCGCCGAGGTTTTTCAGCTCTAGCCCGTCGACGTGCGCCAGCGCCTCGATGGTGTAGATGTTCTGCGCTCGCAGTTCGGCGCGCTTGCCCTCGGTCAGGAACGGGACGTAGTCGAGGGGCGTGCCGGACTTGGTCTGCGCCGCGTGCCGCTTGAACTGCTGGTACTGGTGCTGGAAACGCTCGGCGTAAGTGATTTTGGTTTGCTCGCCGGTGTAGGGGTTGGTCTGCCAGTGCGACATCGCGGCGGCCGGAAACACCTTCACGTCGCGGGAGCCTGGCGCGCGGATCTCGACAACCTCGATGTCGTCAAAGATCGGTCGACCTTCTTCAATGGATCTCGCCTCGTTCTGGGTGGCGTGGTTCTTGAACAGCGCGACGAGAACTTCGTCGGGGTCTTGCCTTGGCATAAGTCTCTCCGTTGTTGATGCCTTGTTGCAGAAAAACCGGGCCGCCCCCGCGGAAGGAAGGCATCGACCTGCACGATGACGGCCCGGTATCTCCCTAGTCGACGCTCCCTGACAAGGATGACGACTAAGAAGCCGGAACGCTGTCGTACAACCGCCAGTTGAACATCGGATTGGTCATTGTTAGCTCGCCCATCCAGCCTATAAATTGGGCAATTGCGTCTTTATCTATAGGCATTTGGCCATCACCGTCGAACAACTTGTCGAAGTTGCGCGAGGGGTGGTAGCGAAGCCGGAGACTATCGGTGTTTAAACCGAAGGTTGTGTTGGCCGGCATGTTGGACCCGATGCCGCCGTCGAGTACGATCTCGGCCCGCTTGCCGCCGCCGACATATTCAAGCGCGGAGAAACCGAGCTTACCCATCGACGTCTCGTTGGTCTGGCGCTGGATCGCGATCGTGGCCTTGTCGTAGGCCGCGTAGTGCTCCGGCGACATCAGCAACAGGTCAGCGTAGTCGCGGCCACGCGACCGCTTGGTCATGACGTAGTTGAGCCACGGCCGGATGGTGAGGTCGGTCACCTGCGTGCCGATCGACGCCGCCGCGGTGTGGGCATCGTAGGTGTAGGTGCGCCAGATCGTATTATCGACCCGCGAGATGCCGCCATAGACGCCCGTGTCGGTGGTGATCGGCACCGCGGTGGCGAGGCCAGTCAGCTGCTTGCCGCCATTGGCAGTGCCGTCGCCGTAGAGCGCGGCGTCCATAGTGTCCTCCAGCGCGCGCTCGGCCGCGCTGATGTAGGCGTCGTAGACGTCCATCAGCTGGCTTTCGCCCTGGTTGTTCAAAATCTCCTGCATCGACAGTATTACTGGCACAACTACTTGCTTGGGCGAGTATACTGCGTCATTGAATAAGTCTATGGCTGGATTGAGCAATTGGTCAAATCCACTATACCATTGCGCTACCTGCTTACCTATTTGCAAAGTCTGGCGAATAGTTGGTCCGCTGTAGGTTTGCCACAGTCCTTTACGTTTCAATACTGCAAGTAGAGCGTTGTTGTTGGAGACGAGATCTTCGTACCCGGAGGAACGCTCCTCCAGGGCCATGCTCAGGATCTGCTGATAAGCAGCATTGGTCGTTACGTTGGGCATTGGTGCCACTCCACAAAGGGTTCAGAACTAGAAGCCACCATTGACGCGACGGATCGCGTTCTGGATGGCATCGCGGCGGCCGATCGGTTTATCCGGCTTGCGCCTTGACGCCGTGTTTGAGACGGCCACGTCAGGGGATCCAGAAATCGAACGGTCTACGGGTCGGGTCTGAGCCGATGTGGTGTGGGTCTGAGCCACCGTGTTGCCGGGCCGAAGTAGTTCCGCTCGGCGATAGGCTGTCGGGAGATCGTAGCCGGATTTCAACTCCTGCTCAATCAGGTCTCCCAGTTCATCGAAGCGCGGGTGCTGGTCGGCAAATTGGTCGACCGCCGACCGCGTCTGGGTGAACTGTTGCTGAGTATGCATCTGCTGCAGGGCAGATTTCAAGCCGTTAACTTGCTGGTAGAGCGCCCCGATTTGTTGGGAGGCGGCGTGTTGCTGGTTGCCATGCTGCAGCATCTGGATCTGCTCTGGCGACTGCGACAGCACATGGTAGGCGATGTCGCGCAGCGTGATCGGCTGACCGTTAGGCCCCTTCAGGCCGAGATTATTGATGATGACGTCGAGCCCGCCGATCGGGTCGGCCCGCAGCTTCTGCTCCATGCCGACGTAGTTGGTCAGCGCCTTCTCCAGCGTGGTGCCGTGTTGCTGGGCCATCTGATCGAAATGCGCGATCGGCTGGTAGGCCTCGGCGACGCCGCGGTAGTGCCGGTGGATGCCCTCGGCCTCCTGGTGCAGGCGGTGATAGTCGCCGCGGACGCTCTCCGGCGCCGTGTCCCAGTCCTGCCTGGCGCGCTCCGAGATCCGGGCTGGCGGGTCGCGGTACGGTGCGCCCTCCGGCAACAGGCGCGGCCTGTTCTGGGTCTGTCCGGGAAGGGTATGATCGACCCCCTCCTGAGAACGCCCATCCCCTACCCTTCCCGGATCCGCCGGCTGCCGCGGCGTGAAGGTGCCGCGCTCGCTGCGGGGCTGGTCGTTCGGGCGCTTCTTGAGGTCGATGCCCTCCTTTGGCGTCTCCTCCGGCGGCTGGTTATGCCCCATCTTGGCCTCTGCGGCCGGTGGCGCGGCCCGCTGAGCGGGTTTGGCGTCCTTGGGCGGCGGATTGTTCGCCTTGTCGAAGGCGCGCTGGATGGCCTCCCTACGGCTTTCTGGACGCCCTTTGCTGACCTCCGGGGCGGCCTGCGGGGCCTGCGGGCCGACCGGGTTGGGTGAATTGATCGGATTTTGGTTGATAACGACCTCGTTAGAGGGCGCGGGTGCGGGCGCGGGCGCTGCCGGGGGCGGCGCTGACGTATCTGACATGATGCTTTCCTTCGTAGCTTTAAATCGGCTGTGTGGTCAGCGTGACCGCACTCCTGCCTTAAACTTTTGAATAGATTGGTGAATTGCCTGCCGACGTTTTTGTTCTACGGATTTGTCCGTCGTAGACCGCTGCTTTGGCTTCGGCTTCTCATTGCCGACCTCGGTGAGCCCCAGCGCGCGGCCCACGGCCCGGAAGGCCGCTTTCGAGGTGTAGAACTTGCCGTCGACCTGCTCGACCGGGTCCATGGTGTCGCTGATGACATACGGCCGGGGCAGGTCACCGCGCTTTGGCGGCGCGGTGACGGTGACGAAGGCCCACGAGGTCGGGCCGGTTTGCATGTAGACGCGCATGCTAGGTCTCAACAATGAGGCCGAACTCGCGGGGTTCGTCCTGCGGGATCAGCGTGTTGCGATCGCCGGATATCAACCGAACGGCCTTGCAGCAGCGCATTCGATCCGGGTTGACCGGGACCATGGTGCCCGGCGCCACGCTGATGGTCAGCCGCGTCGGTCGCTGGCCGTCATACATCACGTAGAAATTGGCGCCGTCCGCCGACCCTTCGATCGTGAGCACGGCCGGCGTCCAGGCCGCCGGCATGATCAGCCCCACCACAAATTTAACCGCCGTGAGATCGACGACGTTAGAGATGCCGGTGACGCCGCCGAACCAGAGCGGGATTACGGTGGGGTTGCCCATACCTACCTGCCCTTCTTCTTTTTCGGCGCCGGCTTGGTCCGCTTGCTGGTACGAGTGGCGGCCGGCTCCTCGGGGTTGGTGAACTCAAACTCGACCGGCTCGCTCTTGAGCCCGCCGTCACCGTTCTTGACCCGCACCGGCACCACGCCGTCTGTCCAGGCGCTGGGCTTCACCTCGCAGGTCAGCTCGGTCTCGCTGACGAACGCAGTCTCCATGTCGGCGGCGTTGAACTGGATCACGCTGCCTTGCGCGAAGCCGCTGCCGTGAACGTGCAGGGTGACGTCGGCGCTGCCGACCTCGGCCTCGTCAGGGTCAAGGCTTTCGATCTCGGGCGCCTCGTCCGGGTTCGGGGTGCCGCCGCCCTCGCCGGCGCCGCCGCTGACATCTGAGCCTGGCGGCTCGTTGATGCTAACAGGCGTATTGAGCGGGTGCGCGGGGTCGATGCCGACATAGGGCCACACCGGCGGCTCGCCGGACTGCCCTGTCGGTATCATCGGTTCGTCGGCCGAGCGTACCGGCACCTCCCGCGGCGCGACGCCGCCCTGCTCCATCCCCAGGCTGGTGGGATCGACGAGGACGCCCTCAGTCTTCGGCGGTGCGCCCGGCTCGGCGCTGGGAATGTTGGGATTGACGTTGTCGCGGGTCTGCTGCCCGAAACTGTCGCTCGGGCTCTCCGGCCGGCCGCGCAGGCCGGTACGCGGATCGACCGGCCCGCGCGGATCGTCATCACGCGGCTCGTCCACGCGCGGCATTTCCTTGGTGGTTTCCCTGGTCGTCATCGTCATCTCCACATGATCGCGCGGCCTAATTGCCGCGCGCTGCCATAACGCGCGAAGGCGCGATTACGTCCAAGTCAGGGTTCGGGTCGACGGCACCGCGACGCCGCCCAGCTTGACGTCGACCGGCCAGGTGCCGGCCTCGCGCTTCTTGTTGATGGTCGCCGTCATGCTGGTGGCGCTGACCCAGGTGGTCGACTGCTCGACGTTGTTGACCCAGATCCGGCAGCCCTGCACGAAATTGGTGCT